ATTACACGAAAAGCTATCAATGATTCAAAAAGAATTTAAAGCTAATAAATCAAAATTTAATAGTTTTGGTAAATATAATTTTAGAAGTGCAGAAGATATATTAGAAGCATTAAAGCCTTTTAATGAAAAGTATAAAGTATCTTTTATAATATCGGAAAGATTAGTTACTGGTTATCAATATCCAGTTATTGAAAGTAGAGCTATTATCTTAGATAATAATGGAATAAATGAACTACAAGCAGTTGCAATAGTAGGTGTTGATATGGATATGAAAGGTACACAAACTCCACAGAAATTTGGAGCAGCTTCATCTTACGCTAAGAAATATGCTTTAGGAAACTTACTTTTAATTGATGATACACAAGATTCAGATGCATCAAACAAACACGGTAAAGAGGAAGTAAAAGATGAAAAGAAATATCTAAATAAAAATACACCTGAATATAATAAAGCTATTGAATATATTAAAGGTGGCGGAGGTATATTAAACATAGAAAGTAAATATATTTTGACGAAAGCAGTTAAAGATGAATTATTAAAAATTAAATAACGTCCGCCCAGTTTTGCAAAACTGGCTGTTATATGACGTTTATTTTTAACCGATAAATTAATTGATATGAATAAATTAAAATATACAGAAGGATTACAAATGGAGCAATTCAAAAGGATTGAAGAAATAAGCCACTACAATTACAACTACTATGTTGGTTTTGAAAAAGACTTATTATTTGGGGAAAGTGATGATGATAACACAACGGAATGGTGGCTTATTTCAAATGGGAACTTTCATTATTTAGGAGAAAGCTATTGTAGTGAAAACGAATTGCTCCATCTGTATGACAGCGTTCGCACTTAAATGGCATATAACGTTCATTATTGTACTTGTAGCGAACAAGTAAGCAAAACATCGAGATTCAAGACAAATCTCGCAGAATTTACAAATAATTAAATCAAGCCTGATATAGCTATAAGTACAATATATTGTTACAGGACGGCACTAATTTTTAAAGCAAATAAAATTATGAAATTAAAACTTAAAACAGGATTAGAACATCCATTAAAAGAAGTTGAAACCAAAGGGGTTTTTAGTATTGACGTTTTGATACTTTATAAAGGAGAATTGCACATAGGATATTATGATTTTAAAAATTATCTATGGCTAGATGAAAGTACTGGAGAAAGATTTAATCCTGAATATGAAAAAGATTTGCAATGGACACATATACCTATTAAAAAAAGGTAAATATTGTTCACGTCTCCGTGAACAATAAAATAAAATGAACACAAGTATTATCTACTCCAACCGCTGTCCTGTAACGGAAAAGCTTGTAGCTGTATGCTACCTAAATCTTGAATAATAGCACAGAACCTCTGCATATAGCTACAAGCGATTGTTATATTCTCGGCTTTTTTAAACTAACAAATTAAATATACAAAATGGAAACAAATAAAATACCAAGTAATCCAAGATTAAGAAATCTTGATGGAAATTATGCTTATGAAGAAAGACAAGAAGATTATGTTTCGTTACGTGATGAAATAGCTATGAGAGCTATGCAGGGACATTTAGCTAGCGAATATGGAGCAATGGTACATAGTGATGATTATGGCAGAAAAGCTCTAGCGCAAGAGTTTTATAAAATAGCCGATGAAATGCTAAAAGTGCGTGAAGAAACAAAATTACAGCCAGAGTAGCTTTGGTTGCAAAGTTGCTCGAAGCTGGAATATAATATTGTGCTTGTAGCAGGACGTTGATTCAAGACAAATTATACAAGCAAAAAACAATTTATAAATTAATCCTGACCACTCAAACACAAGACAATGCAGTCTTGCTACAAGCGACTGTTATGGTGCGTTGTGGGTAGCTAAAAATAAACGTGTTATGAAAAACGAAAAGGTAGAAATGATTGAAAACGGATTGAAATGTGACAATGAAAATTGCGATTTCACAGATAAAAATATTAAATCCGTTGATTATGAAAATTGGATTGATGCTCCGTGTCCTAAATGTGGTGAAAACTTACTGACAAAAGAAGATTTTGTAAACATCAGAACTTTAGAAATGGTTGTCGCATTGACAAATTCTATGACCGAAGAAGATGTAAATGAACTGACCAAAAATATTGACCATAAAAAAATAGACTTTATGAAAGATATAAGTGATGAAGATTTGAATAAAAAGGTTTCTGTTCAAATAAATACACATAAAAATATCACTTTCGAGAATGCAAAAGTTCTTAAAGACCAATAACCAAGCAATGCACCATAACGGTAAAACTATACTGCGGTTGCCTATGCGGTTTAGTAGATTCGGCAACTGCTGTATAGTGATTGTTATATTCTCGGCTTTTTACGCACTAAATAAATTATGAAAAAAGAAATGAAAGCCATATTAGAAAAAATAGTTTCTAAAATTCCTAGTAAATGGTTTGAAGAAAGTGATAAAAGATTTCGGGAAAGAGAATCAAATATCACTCCTGCAAGAACAGTCGAAGAAGTGGAAGAATGGTGCAAAAGGCAATTAGAAAGAAAATGTAATAAATAAATATATGAAAATAGAGCAAATTATTTACGATACCACAAGGGGATTGCTAAATGTTGAGGATAAATTGAGTATAGCGACATTGTTTTTGTTTTGCGAAAAAATAGGAACTAAAAAATTAGCTGAACTACTTTATAATGACGACTTAGAGCAGTTTATTGATGATTTACAAGACGAATATTCTAATTATGATGTAGATTTTTCAATTAGATTAGAAAATAGAAATATACACGATGCTTTTTTTAAAACACTAGATAAATACAAAGAGAAAAATGATTCTAATGGATTTTTAAAAGCGGTGTACGATAAAGATGAATTCGCAATGGTTATTTGTGATATTGTAAATTATAAGTTCGATAAAATTGAATTTAAAAAATTTACAAATAATTTATCGAAACAGCTTTCTTTAGATTTTTAACCGTTATCACGAAGCTGGAATATAACGTTCTGCGGCTTTGTGATGTTGCCGAAAAAATACACACTAAACTTTAAATTTAAGACAGATTATGAAAGCAAAAAACAATGTTACAGTTCAAGACCAAGACGGCAATAGCTCAAAACCGCTGTTATCTTCTCGGCTTTTTAAATTCCGTGCTTTGGTTAGAAATGAATTGATGGTAAATGTGATAACCATAGATTTCAACAATGAATTTATCACGTGGGATGATAACCAATATGACAGATGCGTTCCTCCAAATAGATGCTATGAAATCGAAACTTTTGATGATGTTGTTTTAATGCAATGCACAGAATTAAAAGACAGAAACAATGTTGAAATCTATGAAGGAGATATTGTAGAAATGTGGGGAACAAAACAAGTAATACAATGGCAAAATTACGATAATTATCAAGGTTTTTATATAGAAACCGATGACAATGATATTATAGTTTTAGGTAACGTATTTCAAAATCCAGAGTTACTTTAACCGCTATCACGAAGCTGGAAGATAACGGAATGCAGCTACTACACGCTGCCTATTTATCAGCGTAGATTCGGCAGTGGGTAGTAACTGCTGTTATGCCTAGTACGGCAAAAGTAAATATTAACTAAATAAATTATAAAAATGGAACAATTAGAAACAACAAAAGGGAAAAGTGTAGTAATACCAAGACTAGTAAAAAGGTATGTTATTTTTTATTATGATGCAAATCAAGGATGGCAAACAACATTTTCAATACATACAACTCCAGAAAGTGCAGTTCAACAATTCTTAGAACAGCAAAATAAATATCCAAACGAAAATGTAAAATATTACAAAGTGATTGAGGTAGAGTTAGAAATTCCGTTCGTTCCTCAATCGTAGTATTAGGCATAACTATTATATAGACGAAGTAGATTTTTAAAACAAAATAAGTGTTATCTATTGCGTTTATACTAAGTTATAATATTAAATTTGTAAAAAAACTGAATAGCTGACAACAGAAAAAAAAGGTAAGCAAATAAATAAATAAAATTATGGGAGCATTATTAAATGTTAGTTTAAGAGTAGACAAATTACCAAAAGAAAAATTTGTACAAGGTAAAGATGGCGCAGTATACTACAATTTTACAGTAGGAGTAAATGATGATTCAAATCAATTTGGACAAAATGTATCATTAACTGATTCACAAACTAAAGAAGAAAGAGAAGCTAAAAAGCCTAAAACATATTTAGGAAATGGCAATGTAGTATGGACTGATGGGAACATTAAATTAGCTGAAAAGAAAGCAGAAGTTACTAACGAATTAGTAGACGATAATTTGCCTTTTTAAATTAATTAGGGAGTGTAAAAGCTCCCTTTTAAATAGATTATTATGTTAAGACAAAAAGAAGCAATAGAACTACTTAGAAAACTTCCTGATTCTTATTTATGGGATAAAGATTTTACTAAATGGGGAAAAGAAGATTTTGAAGTATTATTAAAAGGAAAAATTAAGAAAAGAAAAAATAAAACTAATTACATTATTAGAGAAAACAAGTGTAAATTGGTAATTAAAAATACTGGTGAAATATATAAAAATGCACAAGCTGCCGCTAATGCAAACAACATAGACATATCAACAGTAAGTAGAATATTGAATGGAATATTAATAAGACGAAAAGGAGAGTATAAATACTTAAACGAATAACTATGGAAAAAGAATTTATACCCTACGAACAAGCGCTAGCTTTAAAACAATTAGGATTTGATGAACCTTGTATTGCACTATATAAAAATTCAAAATTTAGATTTGAAATTAAAGATTGTAACGGTATTGCTGATTTCTACAATAGAGATGGTAATATTATAGCATACTTAGCACCACTTTACCAACAAGCATTTAGATGGTTTATAGAGAAATATAATTTATGGTCAAATACTTATCCTAATAATTGGTATGTAATAAGAAGACCAATAGATGAAATTAGTGCGAATGAGTGGAGTAGTAAGTTAACTTCTTACAAAGAAGCAGAACTTGAATGTCTAAAAAAACTAATAGAAATTGCAAAACGAAATGGATAAAGATGCTCAAAGGTTATTAATGCAATTATATGAAGAAGAATGTTTTATTAATCCTTTAGAAAAGATAGTACATCCAAAACCAGCTATTTCATATGGCTATAAAAGTTATGAAACAAAAGATGGAAAAATAGAATATCCCACACCAATAGGAACTTATGGTAATTTCAGTTTTATACAAGCTCCTCCTAAGTCAAAAAAGACTTTCTTTGTATCTTTACTTTCAGCTATTTATTTAGCTAATGATTTAGAAGCATTTGCAGGAGATTTAAAAGCAAATAGAGAAGATAAACATCTTATACATTTTGACACTGAGCAAGGGAATTTCCACGCTGCAAATGTATTTAAAAGACCTATTGATATGACTGGAATAAAAACAGATAAATATCACACTTTAGCACTCAGACAATTATCATTTAAAGAAAGAGTAGATTTTATAGAATATTACCTTTATGATAAATTAGAAGCTAAAAACATAGGTTTAGTGATTATAGATGGTATAGCTGATTTATGCTCAGATGTAAATAATATAGAAGAATCAAACGCAGTTGTACAGAAGCTAATGAAATGGACAAAAGAATTAAATTGCCATATAATAACGGTAATACATTCTAACTTTGGAACTGATAAACCAACAGGACATTTAGGCTCATTCTTAGAAAAGAAAACAGAAACGCAAATACAATTAGAATTAAACACAGTGAATAAAAGTTTAGTAACAGTAAGTTGTAAACGTTCAAGAAATGCACCATTTGAAAACTTTAGTTTTAAAGTAAATAATTTTGGATTACCTCAAGTAGAGGGAGCTTTTTACGACCCATTAAAAGATATATTTTAATAACTAAAAAATAAATAGATATGACACCAAAAGAAAAAGCAAGAGAACTATACAATAAATTAAATCCACATACTTTAAAAATAAATTTTTATGGAGAAAATGTAGAAGTTGAAAGTACAAAGCTATGTGCTTTAATAGCGGTTAATGAAATATTAAATGAATTTCCTTGGAGACCTAATGATGGAACAAGTTATTGGGAAGAAGTTAAATTAGAAATAGAAAAGCTATGAAAACAACAATCAAGAATCACTTTAGAGAATTAAGAACTTCAACTGAATATATGTTATTATATCATTCAGACAATAAAATGTTAATAAGTTATTTAAAAGATTTTCAAACTAAATTAGTATATTTGGAAGAATTAACTGATTTAGAGGATAAATATAATCTTCATCCTATTGCTGAGTTTATTACAGAAACTTTAAACATAGATAAAGAACTTACTCACATAGATATATCAGTTCAATTAAAAGAATTATATCAGGAAAAGAAAGTTGCTAAAGTAACTGCTAAACTATTTTGAAAACAAATTAATATATATGGATAATTCTTGGCTTGCTAAAGTAGCAGAATATCATAAAGACTGGATTAAAGTAGTTCAATCTTTTGGAGAATACGAAGTGGCTGAAGATATAGTACAAGAAACATATATATCACTTTGGAAATATGCTGACGAAGAAAAAATAATAGATGCTAATGGAAATGTTAGAAAAGGATATGTCTATTTTACATTACGTTCATTATATTACCAATATTATAATAAAAGAAAAAAAATAACAAAAGTAGATATTGATGGTTGCTGGAACTTATTTGATGATTCTAATATAAATGAACAAAAAGCATATAATGAAATATGTTTATTAATAGATGAAGAACTAACAAATTGGAAAGATTACGATAGATTGTTATTTAAACTTTATAGAGATAATGATTTATCTATGAGAGATATTGCAACAGGAACTACAATAAGTTTAAGTTCAATATTTCATTCAATCAAAAACTATAAGAAAATATTAAAAGATAAATTTTACAAAGATTACCGAGCATATATTGAAAATGATTATAACCAAATATATTAATTATGATACAAGAACAAGCATTAGAAGTATTATTACAAGTAGCACATTTAGCTCAATCTAAAGGCATTTTAAGCCTTCCTGATGCTCAAATAGTAGCACAAGCAGTTATAGAATTAACTCCTAAAAAAGAAGAAGATGGCGAAGAAAAAGCAGAGTAAAGGATTAGGTGATTCTATTGAGAAATTTACTGAAGCAACAGGAATTAAAAAAGTAGTAGAATTATTTAGTGAAGCTACTGGAATTGATTGCCATTGTGATGAAAGAAAAGAAAAGTTAAATAAATTGTTCTCTTATAATAGACATTTAAATTGTTTAAATGAAAAAGATTATAATGCTTTAACTGAATTTTTAGCTCCAAATAAGAATACATTAACACCAAAAGAGCAAGCTATTATATCAGATATTTATTTTAATGTATTTAATTTTAGATTGCAAATATCATCTTGTTCTTCTTGTTGGAAAGGTAAACTTGATGAACTAAGAAAAGTGTATAATGAATATGTGATTAATGACTAATTGGAAAGAATCAGATTTATTTGATTGGTTAAAAGAAAATGTTTATCCAGACTTAGTTAAGGCAAGGAATCAAATGTCAAGGTGGGATTGTTACAGTCCTGCCAAAGGGCATAGATTAGAGCTTAAATGCAGGAAAACTCATTACCCTACATTACTACTTGAAAAGAAGAAATATGATGCTATGAAGATGGAATGTGAGAAACATTTAGACACACCGTTTTATATTAACAGCACACCTAAAGGCATATTTTCTTTTAATTTAAATATGATATTCCCAAGTTGGGAACTTAACACAAAAAACCCAGCTACAACACAATTCTATAATACACAACGAATAGAAAAAGAAGTAGCTTATTTAGAAATAACAAAAGCAAAACAATGGAAATAAAAGAAAACGCAATTCAGCAAGAATATTTAAAAAGTGTATTACTTAGTCAATTACTTTTAGAAGCGAATGAATCATTATTTTTTACAACTCAATATAAGCAACAGATAAAGAATAAGATTAATAGTTTGAATAAAGATTTAGAAAGTGTAGTAAGAAACGAATTTAAAATCATTTACGGTACATCTCCAGAAACAACTACTAATATATTGAATAATATAGAAGATGTAGTAAAGAAACTACAAACATCATCAATAGATGAATTAGTTTTTATAAATTCTATTATAGATAAATATAAAGAGAATAAAGAATGGTTTAAGGAGTATGGAGAAGCTGAGTTTTTAAAGTTAGATTAGATGGCTAAATTAAAAAAACAACCAGTAAGATACCATCCTTCAGAGTTAGAAATACAAGCTATGAGAATTTGCAACTTAAATGATTTAGCTTATGTTATCCAACCAATAAAAGATTCGACTAAATATAAAATAATAAAGTATAAAATATCTAATATGTTAATTGATGTTTTTACAATGAAAGAAAATAACATTATTTTAGAATTTGACGAATTAGAAGCAAGTAAGAAGATTATGGAATTATACGTATTACACTCAAAAAGATTTTAATTATGAAGTTTCCAATACCACCAAAAAATATGATAGTAACTGAATTTGATATACCAAAACATTATGAAAATGAATTTGGATTTGATGTTATAGACTTTTGTAATATGTATAAATTGAATTTTAACAAAGGAAATATAGTTAAATATATTACAAGAGCTGGAAAGAAAGATGATGAATTAAAAGACTTAAAAAAGGCTTTAGATTATTTACAAAGAGAAATTAAATACTTAGAAGATGAAAAATAAACAATCACCACTTCAAAGAATAAATAGAATTATGGACTTTCTTTGGAAAAGAGGTAATAACAAAGAATCAGTTAATGAAGTATATAGAAAAATAATAAATATAAAACTAAATAAGGGAAGCAATTAGCTTCCTTTTTTTTTGTTAAAATTTTGTTAAAATATATTTTGTAAACAATTAATGTTTATATTTGTATAACAATTTAAAACAAAGAAACTATGAGTAATAACTGGATTTACAAGTCGCAAGAAGAACTAAGAGCTGAAGCATTAAAAGCACTTCAAAAAGCAAAAGAATTAGAAACTTTAAAGAAACAAAAAAATGGATAATTTACAAATACTTATGAAATTAGAAGTGTGTATTTCTATCATAAAAGA